GTAAGGTTTCAAAAGAAACAAGATTAAGAGAAGGAAACGTAGGGTTGGACGGAGGAGAATACGTGGGTAAAGCATTTTCAAAGTCAGTTAAATACCCAGAATCTGTTATGGCTTGAATTTCATCAATAATTTTCGAGCGGTAATAATCAAATAGTCGATATTTTATTTGTAAAGCAGCATAAAAAACTATTAGGTCAACAGCACCACTTGGTAATTTGGCTGGAATAGCACTTGTTTCATCATCATCATATGCTATCGTAGGACAACTCAAATAGTAAATATATCCCTTATTAGTTGCATCAGGTTCCGGCAATATGTATAATTTATTCTTTTCAAGATAGTAAACAGGGTCATTATTAGTCGCATATTCAAAGGAATTGCTATCCTTAGCTTTAGACTTTAACAGCGGGCTTATCTGACGACATGGATAATATCTACCATCACTATCACAATAACGCATTACCCGGTATATCTTGGTATTTGTTATATCGTAACCACTACCATTTTCAAGCGTCGCTGAAGTAATTAAGCGTTCCCATATTTGAGGCGTGGTCTTGTTTATAATATCGGCAAGACCAGCGGTAAACATATCTGTCATCTGAGAAGTAGATGGCATATACTCATTACCAGCAACATCACCAAAGTATTTTTCCAATCTTGTTTGAAATGAAATTGCCACAATTACTCCGGTTTAAATCTTAATAAATATTCCACAATTTCATCACGCTTAGCCTTATTCCACTTTGGCATATTTTCACGCTTAGCAATTAACCGTAAATCCTGCCACTCCAATTCATCAAAGTATCGCTCAAAATCCCGCCGACGAAATTCATAAATTTTACCCTGATATTTATTGGATATTTTACGAACAAAGTTAGCAGTATTCTCATTATCAGTTTCATAATAACCCTTGGTGCTCCAAGGAATTCGTTTAAAACGCAAATTACCAATATATCCATGCCATTTACTAATAAAGTAATAACGTTTATTTGGTATTGGCAAAATGGCTGATACAGGCTTACGCAATGACTCAAGAATAGACATCTTTTTCATATTTGCAGTTCTCCCAATATCTGTTCATATCTGCAAAATATATCTTCAAAATCAAAATTATTTTCAACATAAGACCGATATTGTTCTGGCTCAGTGGATTCGGTTAGCATAGCACGAAATTCAGCAAAATTACTCCAAACAGCTTCCTTACCAAACAACTCCTCTGAACCAATCCAATTATAGATAAGTGGTTTTAAACCACAGGCCATTCCTTCTATTACCGAAACAGGACAGCCCTCACGTAATGACACATTTAAAATATGTGTCTTATTCGCAAAAAATGTATTTATATCATATCGCCAAGGATAAATAATCATATTATTTGGTTTTCGATTACTAAGATACCAACCGACATCATCTTCCTGAAATTTACCGGCAACATGAAAAGTATATTCGGGAAAATGTTTTGCTAATGCAACAAGTAAATCAACACCCTTTTTATGACTAATATAACCAGCATAAGCAATTTGTGGTTTATCAGGCTTCGGACTAATTACCAATTTACTTAAATCAACACCATTAGGAATCACATAAGCATTGTTTAACGAACGCTGCAATCTTGATTCAAGATAATCTTTAATATGTTCCGCAACAAATATAACAGCGTCAAAAGCATCAAAATCAATATGAAAAATAACGTCGGTAAACACTTCATAAGCATGGACCCGTAAAATTTTCTTGGCATCGCATTTAAAATGTGATACATCAACAGCACGAGAGTCAGCCCACTCACACCAGATAAGTTTAGCGTGTTCTGCTAACTTAGCATCAAACTTTTTAGATGTTGAGAATACGCTGGCATAATTTTTTAACCGCTGCTTAATCGGTTCTACAAAAGTAGGATAAGATGCAAGGATATAAATATCAGACGGTTCAGTCTTAAAACTAATATCACCAGCACAGCTATGAAATCTATGCTTACGATAATAATAACCATAGTTATGGTTTACCACCAAGTAACTATTGCCATGCTGAACTACTTTTTCAATATATTCTCTATCTATCCCTGATTTTAACACAGTATTGAATGGGTGTTCCAAAAGATATTCTGTTCGCCACATACCTGTGCAAACACGATTAATAGGTGCAAGAATTTTTTCATCCTCATTATAAACGGTCATATTTGAGGTATAAGCAATATGTTCTGGATGTGTTTTAGTATAACTTAACAATGATGCAATATAATCTTGCGCTAACCAATCATCATCACCAAGAAATAAAGTAAAAGGTGTCTTTACCTGCTTAACCGCTTCGTTCCAACATGTCCCGATAGTTTTACTATTATCACGGTTGTCAACAATTATCAGGTCAACCGGTACTGTTTGCTTCTTAACAGATTCAACAGCAATATTCACCCAATCGGGATGCTCCCTACTGCGTGAATCTATCATTACAACTGTTACATCTTTCTGCATAAAACCCAACAGAAATGGGGGCACGGCATTAACCATGCCCCCGATTAACAATTAGCCTGGTACAATAACTTTAATAGTTACACTACCTCCACCGCTGGCAGTTCCATCACCGCCCGCAATCTTAAATCGGTAATACGGGAATTCTCCATAAGAAGAAACATCCCACATACGGATATAAGACGTAGAATCAATGTCGTAAGTACCCATCAAATACTGACCTTTAACCAGCTTATAAAAATTTGTGCCATCATAACTTACCTGCAACTCAACATGAGCACTGGTACTTAAATTAGTGGCAGCAGAATTTAAAATAACCTGAAAATCAGTACCTGGTCGGATAAAATCAACCGTAGATGAAAAGGTAATACTTCCTTCTTTGGTAGTAATCTCCTCAGAGGCAACCAAATAGTTATTATACGTTTTTTTACTCCAACTCATAAGTCACCTCCCTTACACAAACTTAATTAAGTGATGAGTTTCAGCAAGGGTAACGCCAACTCCCCAGTCAGACTGATACATATCTTTAACCAACTCGCCACCATAATCATTAGTAGCCAAACCGGTTTTATACACATCAGAACGGAATACCACTTTGGCAATCTGTTCTGGGTCTACAAGAACACCCCAACCACTAAACGGACGAGCGTTACCGACCGTGTCATAAAAACCACGGGTAAAAAGCTTGTCGTTAGCAAGACGAATGGTTCCGAGACCAGTTTCCAAAGAAGTGATATCCAGACCAAGACGCTTTTCGACCTTACTCATATTCATATTCAACTGGAAGGTGTCCTTATCAATAAAACCGGACGCACCAATCTTGTTGAAAAATGCTATTACGGCATCACCACAGAACAACCATTTGGTCATCAGGTCATTGGAATACTCAAACCATACAATCATTTTTTCTACCAAGTCGTCCCATGAAAAGTCAGCCATAGTAATTTCATGAATATTTGCACTTGAACTATAATCCTCAATAACAGGAATTATACCATGCATAGTCCGAATAGCACGGGACCGTGCACCAGTAACAGTATTCGCCGGAGCAGATGTATCATTCCGGCGTCTGGAAAAGTAAGCAGCTTTGGCCTGCTTGATTTTGTGTTCCTTAAACTTCTCATCACGAAGACGCTGAAGTTCATTGGAATAACCACGCAACTTTGTCATAGCCAAAAGCGTACCGGTAATTTCCAGGGGGGTTTTAAAAATACCCGCAGAGTTCCAAACTGTTTCTAGTTCATCGGACCAAGCCTCTGGTGCTTTAGCACCTTCCTCGGCCGCATGACCAACAACAAAAATAACATCGTCATCGGCAACAGCCGTGGTACCACTATCTGCCACCCATAAAGGAATAGCAGAAATAGTATCCTCTGTTGAACCAGCAGTTACGGTATTGACAACAAGCTGAGCTTTATGCGTAGTCAGCGTAGAATTATAAAGGTCTAACAAAAGACCATTAGCATCACTCGCCATCGTTGCAAAAAACCCACACCTACTACCACTTCCGTTATCAACAGCAATAGATTTTGCTGTTCCGGTTGTTAATGCACCAGTTGTACCATCAACATACATTTTTTGATTCAGCCACTGACTCCGGTGCTCAAACATTTTAAAGTCAGGGTCTGAAGTTTTCAGGGTTTTGAACCGCCCAAGAACCGATATGTAGGGCGTAACATTCTTATACAGTTCCGCCACTTTCTGTGGTGAAATATAAAAATCTCTTCGGTCTGTATACAATACGCCACTGGTAGTACCGGTTGTCGAACTTTTCAATCCCGCAGTTAATACTGTGCTCATTTATTACCTCCTTTAATAGTTCGGTGGGGATGTAGCCCCCAACGAATCACTAAAGAGTTGCTCTTCGCTTTTCGCCTTCTCGGTTTGACCAGAAATATTTGCAATTGTAGAAAGAGGCTTTCTCTGGATGTTTTTTAATTTCTCCTGCACAATATCACGCCGTTTAGTAGAACCTTTTATACGCTGCAAAACATCGGGATGATTTATTAAAAACAACCGTACAATGTTTTCTTCGTTAATCGACTGCGGGCTATACATCTCATTCAGAAACAACTCTATTTCATGAGACTGAAACCCCTTCTTCGCCAACTTATCCCGCCACGCCATTTTATCAGCCTCCATCTGTTGCTGCATTTGGCGTTGTCGTACCATCTCTTGCTGTTGAGTAAGTATTCTTTCATTCATTGCCTGTAAATACTCAGCCTGCTTTTGCTGATACTCGGAAAAATCCCGCAAATATTGTGCAGAGGCAGACTTGTCATCCATCTGTGCCTCTTCGTAATTAAAATCTCTGGGTTTAACCGGGGGCGTTGGCGGAGTCAACTCAAATTGTCCGTTACTTCCCTCTTCCTCGTGACCCTGTGGTTGCATATTCTGCTGCAACTGAGGAATCAAATTTTCATAAACCTCAAGACGTGCTTTTAAAGCAGCAACTTCCGGTGATTCAACTTTGGGTTGCTGGACCTGTGGTTGAGACACATTCTGTTGCTCTTGCGGCTGTGGAACATCCTGTGGTTCATTTTTATTGGCCAATTCCTCAAGGTCTTGAATAAAAGGCTCATTCGGGTCAGCCGCAAAATGTTTAAAATCTTCCGGGTCAATATCGTTGAAAGCAATATCCTCAAAGGATTCCATTTCCCGTTCCTGACTCTCAACATTCTCCGGATTTTGAACCTGCGGTTGACCGACAGCAGGGTTCTCTGTCTGCTGCGATTCGCTTTGCGTTTCTTGTGCAAACTCATTGGTCATTTTTTCGCTCCTCTCTTTACATTATCCAATATCTCCTCTACCAAACTTGGATTAGACTCGATAAAGTCTATAATTTGTTTGCAAAAAACATGAGAATATGTACCCGTAAGAGAATCATAGTACCCATCACCACGAGCAATCATCTCTCCACAAACTACACATTCACATTTATCATTTTTCGGTTCCACCACTCTTCTCCTTTGTTGAACCCTTAATATTACTTAGTGTATCATTAAGGCGAGCATCAAACAACATACTGGACGCTACCGCCTTTGTTTTCACTTCATCTAAATCAGATTTAAATTTCTCTACCTCAAGACGCTTACGGTCATGCAAAGACTCACGTTCTGCTGTCTGTAAATCTCCACGCAAACGTTTTACTTCTTCCTGCAACTGCTGTACCATTGTTTCCATTTGTTTGATATAATTAAATCGACTCAGAACACCCTCAACATCTACCAATTCGCTCTTTTTCAATAACTCAATCTGGTCAATAGCCTTGGCTTGATACAGCTGCATATAATAATCAAATTCTGCCCACCTATTCGATGGTAACGTAGAACCTCCGACAAACTTAAAATCGTACTCGCCAATAGAAATATCATTAAACTTAGCAATCTCACCGCTAAATTCATCAACCCCCATATAATTTATCCGCACTTCAGAAACAGAGCCAGAGGGCTGAACAACACGAAATATATCCTCTTCGGTATAATAGCTTTGCATCATTTTAAAAGCAACCCGCGCCACACCCTCAAGGGCATTTTCAATAAGTCGCATTTTGCTCTTAATTTTACGCTGACCAAACTCCTCCATAATCATTGTACCACGATACGTTTCGGGACTGTTTTCAGTAAAACCATGCATTAATTCCGGTACACCAAACTGATAACGAATATCCTGTTTCCAAATACTTTGAGTTTGATATAATTCGGCCGGCAAACTTGGATGTTGCGGAACAAAAGGAGTACCAAATTCAGGGTTAAAAGTTAAAACTGCATTAGGTTTTGCCCATTCCTGAGCAACCTTCTTCTGGTCCATTGACCCCTCTGGAATAAGCAATTTAATATTTGTAGCAGCAGTAGCATGAGCTATAATTAAAGAATTTATCTTGTTTATATATTGCTGAATACCCTTGGCATAACGAACATCGGACTCAGGATACGGTGTTCTGTTCCACTTATTCATTGCCACTTTAACAGGATATTCATCTGTACTCATCTGTTCTTCTTCAAGAAGCTCCTCTTCAACAGATAGATAACGATGAACACGCATAGCCATTACGGGGCGCACAACTATTTGTTCAGTCTCAACCAATTCATTACCAGAAGTAACTAAAATTTGGTCTATATCATCAAGAGACATATCGGACAAAGCAGCCATTAAGCCGGTCTGGTCATCATAGTCAAAAACCTGGTTTCCAACAACATAATACTGCTTACTTAGATAAGCATCTAATTCTTCCTGTGTATAAGCATATTCACTACCACTAAAGGTTTCAAACACATGGTATAATTTCACCTGTTTTTTAGTATAACGCTCAATAACCTTTAGTTTCTCTTTTTCAGCATAATCAATTTCACCTGGAAAAGTTTGTCCCTCGATAGCATCTTTATCGGTTGTTGGATAAATAGATTCATCGGACGCAGAGGCAGAAAGAATTTTATTCTTTAAATGTGGCCATAGCTTTATAGCCTGCTTTCTGGTAATATTACGAACAATAAGAATATGTTCCGCATCTTCAAGGTCACGTCTCTTACAATTTGGGTCAACATATAATTCTAACGGGTCTATATCAATGAATTTAACACGCCCCTTGCCATTATAAGCAATAGGGTCATAATACACCAAAAACACAGCCTCGGATTTAGTTAAAAAATCATCAACAGCATTAGCCAGCACGAGAGCACCATTGGAAATATCATACATATGCTCAAGCATTCTTTCGGCAACCTTTGCAATTTTAACATCGGTATCCTCACGTGGCACTGCTACCCACGAAGGGCGTCTTGCAGTCATAATTGCGATAGTTGCTTGAATAGCAGCATCAATCTGGTTTATTGCTACAGCAGATTGTCCTCTGTCTGCAAGTGTATCAACCTGACTCTTTGCCCACTGAACATTATGACGAAACTGTTCATCTTCACGAATATGTTGCGACCATATCTGACGAGCAGAATTGCTGTAACTCCTAAATGTATCGTAAGATATAAGTGCTTCTTTTTTCCGAACAGATGTGTTTTTATATTTGTTTTCGTCTTCCATCACTATCAATATATCATCTACAAATTAAACTGTCAAGCATTTTTTTTACAATACCAGCCATTCATCTTGTTTATCTATTGATACCTCCTCGTAATCATCATCCGGCTTTTTATTTCTTTCAACCTTATCACCGCCATAAGGATACGAGTGATACAAAGCGTTCCATAGCGCGTCCAAACAATCTGGTGACCGTTTGGTCCGATGAATAGTCAACAACTCGGTTTTTAGTGCTTCCATACTCTGATAAATATACAATCGACCTGTTTTAGCAATTCCTACAATCTTATCATGTCGAGAATCTTTACCCTGACGTGGCTTAACCCCTTTTTCAATACCAGGTAAATACAGTTTCTTTTCACTACATTTTGACCGCACAAGAGAACGCAAGGATTCCTGGTAAGCAATTGTCTCAATAGTTACTCTGCGTGCTCTGCCTCTATATTTCAAAAAAGATTCAATAATATCATCGGCTTGTTCCACTACTTCAAACCGCTCACGTCGATACTCAATAACATATACATTTCGCATTTTATCTATCAGAATTACCATTCTCACATAATAGTCGCCTTTATCTTTATTAACACCGGTAGCAGGGTCTATGCCTATAAAAATATTACCCGGACGTATATCCTCTTCGTTGTCCTTTCCCGGAAAAACCATACAGGGAACATCATCAATCCACTCAAATCTACCATTTTCCTGATTAATATAACGAATATCACGAGGCATAATGCTACGTTCATCAGGAGGCACTGCCTCATTCATATACTCACGCCAAAACCCAAAAGGATTATCCATGTCATCATAATCATACTTACGAATTTCTTTTAAACGATGTACAGGATACCGCTCTTTCCACAAAGGCGTTGTCCAATCACTATTAATTGCACTGTACCATAAAACTTTCCATCCCCTATTATCTTTTACCCACGACAAAAAACAATCGTCTGCAACCATATTGCCAACTACTATAATACGTCCATCATCAGCAAGGGCAGGAATAACTGCGCCAGTAACCCATTTACGGTTTTTTATAACCGATTCCGGGGTGTCGGTATTGTGCTCTGACTCAAAATCATCCAAAATTATAAGCCGGGGACGAACATTCAAGTAATTTATACCACGAATCTTCTGACCTGTACCCTTACCAACAACCTTTACCTTATTGGGCAGAATAATTTGGGTTTCAGTCCACTTTCGAGCTCCCTCTTCGCCAAATTTACACCCCCAAACAGTCTCGTATACATCTTTAATCAGCTGAGATTCCTGTAAAAGCGTCTTTATATCATACAAAAAGTCAATAGACTGGGTCTCAGATTCAGAAATAATCACAATTGGTAGTATCTCATGAGATTCCTTATGCAATATCTTGTGTAATACATTGATTTTTGTCACAACCATCGTTTTACTATGTCCTCTGGGAGCAGCAATAGCAAGACGGCGTATATCTTTGTTTACCAGACAAGCATAAATCTCATAATGAAAATCAGGTATCTCAGCATAAAAAGCGTCGGGAGCAACAAGTTTCCCGAAAAGAGCCATGTTGTTTTTAAGTTTATTGAAAATTTTTAGGGCTTGTTTATATTCCACTGTTTTCTACCGGCACAGATTCTGAAGATTCATACAAATCAAGGCTACCACGCAATGTTTGTATTTGACTTTTCAACCCCTCTGTTCTTGCAATAAGGTCCGCAACCTCGGCATTTGCTATACCCTCAATACCATTGGCAAGGTATCTGTCAATAATTACCAGTAAACGACCCAATGGTATCTGTGTGGGAATAGCTCTGGGGTCAACAGTATTCTGACTGGCATAATATTTAGCAAATCGCTCACCCCATTTCAGCACTTCCTGTCTATGTCCCCATTTACTTCTCGGTTTACGTTTCTGCTGCTGTTTCTTCTTCTTAAAAAGCATAAAAAACCTTTCGTTTTATTACGGTGCGTCACCATCAATAGTAGAAGTATCTTCTATATCTGACATATCCACACCATAATCGTTATTAAATGCCTTACATCGCCTATCAAGTTGATAGTTAGCCATTTTTGTATCAGCAATAGTATCGGTAAGTTTAATAAAATTAGCAATAGGCTCTCTGCTAAAACCGTTTCTAAGGCTACGTCTTTTATTAACCACATTGCCACACTCCGGACAAGTAATTTCCCCTTTATTTAACAGCGTGGAACGATATTCCTTCTCGTCAAATACAACGGATTTACGACATGTCTTGCAATAAACATACATTTTAGCCGACATCTTTTACTTCCTCCGCATCTTTTATATCTATGGCAGTCTTTATTTTAACCTCTTCTTTGTTTAGCAACTGCGCCCAATCCTTCACATTACCCTCAACAATCATTTTGTTATTGCGCGTAGATTGTTTTGGCATCAAACCCTGAATCTTGATAAGAGTTTCAACAGCACGGTTATAATTAGTTAAATCTCCCTTTTCTTTTGCCATTTTAATAGCATCAAGTAAATAACTCACAGTAGAACTCTTATCTACACCCTTAGCCTGCAAAATCTTTTCAACTTCGTTTAATACGGCTAAGCGTCCTTCTTGTGTTTCCATAAGTACCTTTCCCCAATGATTAGCAGTTTTACGACTCTCTGTATTGGTAGCATATTGATATGCCGTACCAACATCAAAACCACAGGCAACCATCGCATAGGCAAAAGCTCTCAACCTGCGTTTTGATAATCCACAGTGTCTCTTGTTTTTAGTGTTTTTATTCGTTGAATAAGGATTACCGAGTTTTATCAGGTCCTTATAAACACAAGAACGATTATGACGACCAGCTATCCCAGTACCGAAAATAAAAACGTGAAATACCTGATAGGGCAACTTACTGACATTTATACACTCCGCTACCACATTATCGTCAGATATACCCCAATCACCACGCTTACACTCATACCAAGGCTTATATTTTATACCTAATTCGTCAGCCTCTTCCTTTGTGTAAGCAGTGTATTCTACTGCTCCACGCTCATCCCTGTGTCTTATTGTCCGTGTCAGCAACGGCATTTACACTCTCCCCAGACCCTTCTAATTCCGAATTTATCCTAATAGACTCAATAGACTGATACGTAATCATAATATCCTGGTCCTGCTTTTTCTTACCATCCTTATCAATAAACATATGAGTACGCACAGTCTTATTAACCGGTATCCACTTCTTTGATTCTTCAATAGCCATCTTAATTCTCCTCTCTGTCATAAAATTCTATTAATAACTTACGCTCATCAAAACTATTAACACTTGCCTCTACCCTGTCATCAACAGAAAGCGCATCAAGCAATCTGCATATTATGTTATCCCAAGTATCATATTTATCATTACCAGTATCTATAAGCACCTGCGCAGACACCAATACCCTTCTCCTACTCATTTTTTAATATCTCCTCTATTTCTTTTAACCGCAGATACAAATCCAACAACATCCTGTAAATATGCTGCCTCGTCATATTCCTTACGTGGTCTCGAAAAAAAACCTCGGGATTCTCCACCCAAGACCAAACCCAACTCTCCCCACTCTTCATCAGCACCTCCTTTCTTCTCTCTTGTGCCAAAACCAATCTACTAACCCAATGCTCCAATGTCAAGCTTTTTTTAAACCCGCAAAAAGAAAGAAAGAAAGGAGGATAAAGAAAGAAAGAAAAAAGGCTTTATGAATGCCTTGCGAACATACCTTATCCATTACCAGGCACAAGCTATTTGCATACTAAGCTTATGATAGTGCCATATGTACAGCTTACAACCCAATGCTTAAGCTTATGTATCATTCCCACAAGCTTATTGGGGGGTTCTTAGGGGGGGTTCTCCACACTCTAATATAACAGCATGGAAATCAATGTCAAGTATTTTCTTTGCGACTATAAAAAATTTTTTATTTTTTCCTTGACAAAACCGACTTTATATTCTATGTGTAGAATAGGAATGTATTATACTATTATTGTGCAGTTCTCAAAATGATAACGAGATTGGATGTTGGAGATATATGCACCCCCCACCCCTCGCATCGGGGCTTGTGCCACCTTCGCATTTGGTTGAGAATTTTGGTTGGGGAAAGGTTTGATGCAGGTTGTGGAGGTTGAGGCACAATCCCCCCGCTGCTCGGTGTGAGTCCCCTGCTCGCTTGGCGAATAAACTAACCATTAACCATAGGAGGTGTGATATGCCAACAAATCCAATCGAAAGTTTGGTTGCACGCGCTGCTGAATTAAGGGCTGTGCGAGCCCGTAACGGCAATGGGTTTATCATATTTGATGATAATCCTGTTGTTCGGCAGGAAATTGCAAGCCTTGCCAAAGATGCTGGTCTGGCGGTTGTAGAAAGCCCCACGCAGACTTTCTACAATGGACGACCCGTCGGTCCACACATTTGGGTCGGCAAGGCAGTTAGCAACATCACTCCCGAGGATTTGCTTGCCTCATTGGAGTAGTGTTGCACGAGGTAGGGGAGCAATCCTCTACCTCTTTTTTTTTCGTGCGAATATATTTAGCCAAAAAGCTAATTAGCCGATTAGCTAAATAACATTTAAATGTTGGTATATTTCAGCCAAGAACCAGTTTTATCCCAAACCTGATGTGGAAAATTAAAACATTAACATCAGGGGCTTCGGATATGCCAGAGCGGTCCTTAACATCGGCTGGAGAGTGTAGTAAATCCGCTCTGCTACACTCAACTTCTCTTAAGTTTAGAAAACCCATTTAAAGCCATTTTAAGCCATTTTCTCATTTATGAATGGTTTTAACTTATAAGCACGGTTTTGTTCATTTACGGGCTTCTAAGAGGCTTTAAACGGCATTTTAAGTTATAATTGGAGGAAAACACTATGTGTTTGGATACATTAATTAAAAACCGTAGGATACTTAAGATATCCACTAGGGGATATTTTTATGTTTGGGTTCGTAAATATTGGAATGAGCAATTTGGTCTTTTACGCGGTGGCGTACAGGTATACCAAATAGAAAGGTGGTATGACGCTAAAAAATATGTTGATAAACATTGTAAAGGTATTGTTGATGGCAGAAATCGTATATATACAAAAGATATGCGATATAGGTATTGTCCATATTTTCATGTATTTATGACTGTTGAGGATGCTGCAAGATATAGAATGGCAATGGAACAAAACAGTGTATGGATTAGTTCTATTCCTATTGTTTTGGTATCTTGTAAAATAGATACTGTCGTTGCTGTTGGATTGCAGAAAAACATTTTTGTAGTTGTAACAAGATTTCGTAAGATTACAAAAGAGGTATAATCCACAACGCTGGTAGACCGCAAACATCCCTCCTTTACCCTACCAAATCCAGCGTTTAACTGAGGGGGACAGAGCAAACCTGTTCCCCTCATATACATAGGAGCTAAAATGAAGAATATAGCAAAAGAGTTTAGTTTATTACTTGTTGTTCTAAGAATGAATGCAGAGGGTCTGTTAAATTTATCTCAAGACACAGTATTGGATTTATTTGGAATGGTAAATTTAATACTTTTTCAAGCAAGACCTTCTGATAAAACCACTTTCTATGAATTTCTGAAATCCATGAATAAGGACGACTATGATATATTTATGAAATTCTATTCAAAAGAGCAAATGACGTATTTTTCCCCAAAAATCAAAGCTCTTTTTGACATTCTTGAAACACCGGACGGAAAAACAATGATGGATGTTATATATGGGGTTATGGAAAGAGGGAAATTGGAAGTTTCGGAAAAGGAAGCTCTTGCTGTTAACAATACTTTGGAATCGTTGGAGAAAATTGATAAAGGTTTTGTGGAAAATATAAAAGTTAAAACGCAAGCCTGTATGATGTTATGTAGAGATTATAAATGTTTCAAATATTAGGAGGAAAAATGAGAAGTCTTTATCTTGGAATAGCAGGGTGTATATCTTTGCTACTCGGAATTCAGGGGTTTGCGTGGGCTGAAAAGCTTGTGCAGTGTGTTGTTCCGGGAATTTTATTTGTAATCGGAGCCATACTTTTTGGTATGGTTCTAAAACGCTAAAAAAGGAGGAAAGAATGCGTAGAGAAAAAATCAACATCAATTTTCTCAATGGTTCGGGGTCAGGCTATATGGAACCGACTCAGGCTTATGCCAAAGAGACTGTAGAAGAGTTTCTTTCACGGGAAATGGAAGAGTGGAATGCTATGGATTATAAAATAACTCTTAATAGCAAACCAACAACTCCCGACCAGGTTTTGAGCGTAAACGACTATTTAGTCGTTACTCCGCTTGTTGCTAACGTAAAAAGCGGTTTTTGATGTGGTTAATGAGTGGCAGGGGTGTAAAAGCCCCTGCTTTCAATTTGAGGAGAAAATGCAATGGAATACAT